TACATTTGCTTCGACTGCCAACCCTCTAAGTTCTTCTGCAATTGCCTTAATATATGAATATGAATTGACAGAAAAGTTCGACTTATAGCGGGAGGAAGCACATATATTAAGGTAATCAATGAAAATAATATCAGGTCTAAATGACTTTTTAAGTGCCAACTCATTAAGAAGTGCCTTAAAGTGTCCACTATGAGCACTCGCAGTGGGATACTCTTTAATTATAAGAGAACCCTGAGTCTTCTTTGAAAGATTGGTTACCTTATTCTCAAAAGTATTTTTTGGAAGATCCGTTAGATCTTGGATATTGACATTGAGGAGGTTTGCATCAATACGTTCAGCAATTTTCTCCTCTGCCATCTCCATTGTAATGTAAAGCACATTACGTCCGTTAAGCAGAACGGAGCTAGCCATATGACACATGAAAAGAGACTTACCAACACCTGTCCCAGCAAGAGCGACATTAAGAGTCTTGTTAGGAAGACCACCTTTCGTAATCTTGTTGAAATACTCAAGATCGAACGGGATGCGGTCTTCCTTACGATGGTAAGACTCATAACGTGCTTCATAATCTTCGAGGTAGTTGTGTCCGATGTGGTTATCAAATGATACTGCTAAGGCATCAGAAAGAATTGATGGAATCGCATCACGATTCTTCTTCTCATCACCACCATCAGCAATATGGATAGACTCCATGAGGGCAAGATAAATTGCTCTATCACGGCACCACTTTTCAGTAGTATCGAGTAACCACTGCTTATCCACAGGAGAATCACTAAAAGCATTAGTAATGTCCCGCGATTCTTTTACTTCTGTTTCGGTTAGATCAGTTCTATTTTCCAATTCAATACGAAGTGCTTCTGTGGTAATAGCAGAACCATACTTCACAATGAATGAAGAGATTTCTTCAAAAATTACTTTTTCAGTTCTTTGATCAAAGTAATCTGGTTTTAGAAATGGAATTACTTTACGAGAGTATTCTTCATTATATACAAGATTTCTGAGAATTGTAGTCTCAATTCGTTCCATAAGAATAGTTTTGTTTAGCAATCTGGTCAAGTTTCTCCATTACTTCTGGGGTGAAGTATTGTTCTGGATCTTTGAGGATCTGTTTAGCATAGACTTTTTTACCATCAATTTCATATCGACCTGCGACATTCTTCCAAAGTCCACCGACCTCACCGAGTTCAAGAAGACCGTAATAACGATCAAGACCACGCTCATCGTAATAGAGACGCACTTCAACATTTTGGTTCTCCTTACTTAAACGTGACTTAGCAGTCTTTGCCTTAATAATGTTTCCGACAATTTCTGTTCCATCTTTTTCTTTCTTCTTTGAGAGATGGATGATAGTAGAAGCAGCATACTTAAGACCAGAACCGCCTCCCATCTCTTTTGTAGGAACGTAAGCGCCAATAACATCGTAAGTGTGGTTAGTAACAATCATGGGAATGTTTGCTTGACCCAATTTAAGTGTGAGCATACGGAAAGCACCTTTGATGAGTTGGGATTTGGTCATGTCCCGAACTTGTTTATCATTCAGTGCATCCGTGATCTCTTTCTCTGTGGAAAGCATACCCAAAGAGTCTAGCACAAACATGCAGGGTTTGCGTTCTTCTACTGATTTTTTTAAGTATAAATCTACTGCTTTAAGTGCTTTACTACGAAACTCTTCGACAGTAACTACATTAACAACAACTAGCCGATTGAGGTCAATACCCCTAGATTCAAGTAGGGATTTATTGACAGCTGCCTCAGTATCAAAATAGAGACAATACCCATCGGGATTGGTATCAAGAAAATTCTTAACAACGGCGAGTGAGAAGAAAGTCTTTCCAGTACTAGACTCTCCAGCAATAGCAGTAATCTTATTCCCAGATACACCACCAAATATGCTACCTGAAACCAGTGCATTAAAGACATACGAACCTGTGTCAACATAAGTTTCAGTTTCATCAATGTCTGCTGCTAATTTAGTGAAATCATCACCAATTTCTTTTACAATATCTTTAAGGAAATCCATCAAGCTACCATCCCGTATTGTTCACGAAGAATTTTTTTATAAGGTCCACCAGGATTTTCCTCGCGGATTTCTTTCACAATTTTCAATTTTTGATAGAGAGCAGTGTCTCCACCAAGGCGAAGAGCACTCACAATAGTAGCAAGTTCGTTGTCATTAATAGGAAGATCCATCATCCAAAAAATAGTTCAAGGTTTACAGTTTTTTCTACGCTCCAACCAATAGCATCAAGAATTGCTTTCAGAGGTTCAACAAAACTCTTTTCAAATTGTAAATCATAATCAACGTATTTGTCAAGGTTAAGTTCTCTTGGGAAATCTTGAATAAAGGAGATCACATTCTCCTGAATGATATTTGGTTTTTTCAAATAGAGAAATTTAATTTTTTCCCCATTATTAATAAGGGAGTACTTATTTGTTAATTTATTTTGTTTTACATAGTGGTTAAACAGAAGAGCACCCCTACAATGTATTGGTGTTCCTTTTGCATAGATGTCGGAATGAGATTCATATTTACGAATGTCTGATGCAGTCCTAGGAAATGCAATCTGCTCTGGAGGAAGTGCCTTAAACTCCTTTCTACACTCTTCAATAAAATCAATCACATCATCCTCAGTCCCATTCATCATGAGTTTGAGACCATCCTTAATCATTTTACGGCAGGGAGCAGGTGTAGAAGACTTCACTGCTTCAATGCCCATCATCTTCAGTTTGGGTTCTTCATATCGAACACCCTCACTGTCCCATACGTTGAGAATGTATCGCTTCTTCGCAGTCCAGATACCACGTTCAGCGATATTCTCACGCTTCATTTGCATCTTTTGGTCGTAGGCGTTGACGTAATCCGCCAATTCTTGGTAGCAACTGTCAATATACTTTTCAAGTTCCATTTCACAGACCTTATTAAGGAACGTGACAACGCTTTCAGTAGTTTTCTCTCTTCCTTTGTATACACTTTCAACCAAAGGACCCATATTGAGATAGATAGAATCAGTATCAGAAGCAATGACATAATCTTCACCTTCAGTTTTAAGCACTTTGTTCAGGTATTGATTCATTCGATTTTCAATCCAACGGATTGAGACTTGACCAGAGAGAGTAATCGCCTCTGCGTTGGCAAGCTTATAATACCTGAAATACTGGTTGCCAATAGCACCATAAGCACTGTTAAGTTGAATCTTACGCGCCATCTGAATATTGTTACACCTTGCAATTTCTTTCTCAAGAGTTTTTGTAGGAGTCTTTTCATATTCCTGTTTGGCAGCAAGCATTTTCTTTTTGAAGATGGTTCTATCTTTATAGATCTTTTCCATCAGTTCTGGGAGAAATCCACGAACATCCTTACGGTACATTGCACCATTGGCGCACACCGCATTGTCCTTATACATCTCAAAATTAATCTCTTCATTCAGAATTCTATCAACAGTGGCACTGGGATGTCGTTCATCCAGAAGAGTTTCTGGTGAGATATTATATTGCATGATCAGGTGAGGATATAGTGAGTTAAGGTCAAAACTCACAACCCAATCATACTTTCCAGGAATCGGTTCTTTCACATAGGCACCAGCATACTTAGCATCTTTTTCCGCTCTCTCATTTGGAGGAATCACAATGTTTCTCTTTTTGAGGTAGTTGTAGATAATCGTATCCCACATACGAACCTGGGAGAATACATCAGCATAATTCGCTTTGGCGTCATATGCCATCACGATTGCAAGTTCAATCAGTTTCATCTTGTCTTCCATACGGTCAACAAGTTCCACGTCCTTGATGTTATATTCTACAAACTTTTGCCAACCGTTAGTGTAAAAATCCTTGAATGTATCAAATTCGCTGTGATCCAACTTTTGTTGCCCAAGTTCTACACTTGCGATGTAGTCAAGACGATATGATTCCTGTGCCTTATAAGTAAACTTCTTATACAGATTCAGATAATCAAGTTGAGTGACTCCACCAACATCATAAGAAATGTGTTTGCGTCCAGCGATAAAAGTTTCTTTTTCCGTAACCAAACCCCAAGGTGAAAGACGCTTCATCAACTTTTCACCCAAAATCCTATCAATACGACGGACAAGATATGGAATATCATACAGTTCACTATTCCAACCAGTAATAACTTCTGGAGTGTTCTGCTCAATCATCCACCAATTGATAAAATCATTCAGAAGTTCATATTCAGTACGAAATCCCTTGTAGATAACATTATCCTGTTCATTATTAAAGGGACCGCGACCCCAAGTACGAATCTGTTTGGTTGCATAATCCTGAATGGTGATGAGTAGGACTTCCTCTGCGGCAGATTCTACATCGGGGAATCCGTTCTCAGATGCAACCTCAATATCAATTGTGGTGATTTTGATTTTATTCGTATCAAACTTGATTTCTTCCTCAGGATACTTCTCAGAAATATATTGATAGATGTATCTATCATTACCATAGATTTTAAAGTTATCTACACCATCATATCGTTTGATAAATTCGCGGCAATCACGAACAGTTCCAGGTTCCACTGATTCAACATACTCTCCTTCGAGAGTTTTATATTTTGTTTTCTTTTTAGATTGGACAAAAAGAGTCGGGTAAAACTTCTCTCTGGTTGCGAAATGTTGACCATTTTCGTAACCACGGACCAAGAAGTGATCCCCGACCATCTGAACGTTCGTGTAAAATCTCATTCTGTAAGTTTCAAATACGCTTCAATAACTTCTTGAGTTGGATCAGCAATAGTTAGAATATCACTAGATCGAATCATATATTCTGTTTGATTTGATGCCTCTACCCATGGAGACATTTTATCGATGGCATAAAAACGATAGGGGTTGATCAATTTACAATCTGGATCACCAATCTCAGATGGAACTTCTTCAACCTCACTGATTAAAATATTATCAATGTCAACCAGTAGACATTTTATAACTTTTTCACTCATTGATGACCTCGGTTTCAGTTACTTCTAATGGTTCGCCAACCTTATTTAAATACATTTCCTTCACCGAAGGAATTGGTTCACAAATGGTGGCAACATGGTCAAATGCTACAACATAGTCCTTATCACTAGAAAGAATCATCCAAGGACTTAGAACTACATCCAACTCATAGTTAGACTTACCAGATTCACTTTCGGTGAGAACGGTTTTTTCTTGTGTTCTAACAAAGTGAGGTTTATTCAGAAGATAACCACGAACATCCTCACCAGAAACAACTTCTTTTGCATCACTAATCAAAGTTTCTCCTGTTTTTAGGAGCATCAACTTAACTGTCATTTTTTTAGAACTTCCTCCATACATTCTACCAATAAAAAAGGGAGGTGTCAACTGGATTTTGCCAGTTACCTCCCGTGGCATTGCGCCGACGATACTTAGTATTTAGAGATAGTCCTTACGTGCGTGATGCTCTGGAACTATTTTCCCAAGTACGATCCGTAGAAGTCCGTCTTCAAATGTGACTTCCCTGACTTCTGTGTCGTCGGATAGAGTCCACGCTCGTTTAAAACTTCTGCTAGCCAC